TGTAGATACTTTTCTACGACCTTATTTACTTGGTCAAGGTGTTCAATTAATTGTGCTTCCGTTGACACGCTTACTCCTCTTGCCTCTGGTTGGTATACGCTTTACACGGTCTACCTTGAAAGAACGAAATACCGATGGAACTTTATTGATAATTTCAAAACAATCTACCCAGTCTGCCCCAGTCTCAGTGTTAGTTACATAGTAATCAACCTTGAACCTGCTGCCATGTTCATCCTTAACTTTAATTATATCACCACGATTGATTTCAAAATCATTTAAGACAAAAGACTCTTCTCTGTTAAACTTTAGTGAAATTGTTGGTGCTGTATATTTACGTCTGCGTCCCATTACTTGTATTCTCCCTGTAGTCGTTTAATTTCGTCTTGAATGTAAAACATTGCTTTCTCTAGGTCTTGTATGGTTTTAGATTCATCCTTTAGACCTGCTCTCCACAAATACTTAAATGCATTTCCAACATTAAAGTTTCGATGTCTAGTAATCTGAATACACTCAACACCACTGGGGTCAGATATGTAGTGTTGTGGATGGTTTACTTGGTCTACTGTAATTTTTAAATCTTTACTCATCGCTTTGATTTCCTTAATCCGAATTTAGCTAGATAGACGTAGATTGTTTCTACGCTAGTACCGCATTCTTTTGCAATATCCTGTGGTGTTTTCTTGTCTAAGTGGTAACGCTTTTTCAACCACTCCATGTTAGTATACAACTTATTTGCCATAATGTCAATACCCAAATGCCTTATCCCAGTTTGCTAATGCCCAGTGACCAATTGCACAAGCATCTGCAACATCATCATCTGTTAAGGTTTTATCATAGTTAATATTAATATAGTTTATTGTTCTTTGCTTACGAATGTTGCGTTCTTCGTTCTTAAGCCAAGATACTGACTTACCAGGATTTGCTTTTACGATTGCTGCCTTTTCTTCTTTTGTTATCTTTTTGTTACCAATATAGTTTTGCCAGGTCATCGGGGATACGGAACCAATTTTCTTTACCCCAGCCAAACCTGCAGCTCCTAGTAGTGCTCCCTGTACAGTAGCAAGCTGTGCTGCTGTCTTAGGACTATTCATAAAAACTGTGTGTTCAATAATAATTGCATCAAAGTCAAACTCATCAAATAATGCTTTAGTTTTTTTAGCAGCATCCATAACTTTATCAAAAGTTGTAATGCCTGTAAAGTTAATCTTGCCACAAGAAATAATTTTGTTACCGTCAAAAATAGCAAAGGCTAGGGTATTTGTACTAGCATCGATAGAACAAAACTTTTTAGGTTTAGCTTTTAGTTTATTCAGATTCACCGTCAATCAACTTTCTGATATCTTTTAGTGCTTTAGAAACATCTTTTGGATTAACGTCACAAAGTTCACACAACTGAGTTTCATTATACATAGACAATAAATGTCCACAAGATTTGCAAAACCTTTTAATTAACGACCTCTTTTTTGCTCTTTCTTGAATGTATCTTTGAGCAATTTTTTCTTTAGTAGCTAACTGTCTGCAATCAGCAGAACAATAAATTTGGTACTTTACTTTTTGTGTGAACTTGTTGTCACACCACTCACAATGCTTTGTCATCTAATGGCTCCAGAGATTTGATTTTAATCACTCCAGAACCAGCATTGTCACACGCTTCCCTAATGGGGCACGTCTTACAAATCTTTGAATTTGAGCGATAGTTCTTCTCTGGCAGGGTTTTATCTTCCCATGCCCTTCGAACATTTCTCATCCACTCAAAAGCGTTCTCTACCCACTCAAAATAGTACTGACTTAATTCTACAGGAAAAATCAAAAGTTCGTGATTGTTCTTGTTTTCATAAATCAAGATTGCCTTACTTTTATTTAGAATCTTCATATAAATAAGCAACTGAATCAGGTGACCAGTTTTTGGTTTACCTGCAATTTTACGATATTCAAAGCCTTCGTTTGGCATTGTTTTAATTTCACCAAGAAGGTTTGCATCTTCCCAGTTAAGCATAACGTCACCATATCCAAAGATAGGTGGGTCGTCATAGGTTATTTTAAATTCTGAATCCACGAGAAGTCCAGGGACATTTCCCATAGCTTCCTGGATACGCTCGTGTGACTTTGTACCAGCAGTCATGTTGGCACCACCATAAGCATCTGCATTGTCTGTAAAGTTTGCACCCTCAAAGGCTAGATACCAGTAACGAGGACATTCTCCATGAGAAAATGCAATTGTGCTTGGTGCAAATGACTTCTTTGTTTGAAACTTATCTACACGATTAACAGTATATCCAGAATTAATTTTTTCAATTAGGGCTTCCTTGTCAATGAATGATGGACGAGAAGAAACTTTGTCTTCTACCTTGAGCATTACTTGTTGCAATAAACTTTTTGCCATATCAACACTAGCGAGTAATATATTTAAGAGCCGATACAAGGTTGTTAATAGCCTCTGCAGCGGTGTAGTAAATATTCTTTTTCGCTCTGTCTCCTTTTTCTACGTTAGTTAGCCATGTGGCTTTGAAGGACATTTTAGCTGCAATTGCTTGCAAGCGTACAATCTCCACGGTTGCAACATTTAGTGGAATGTCTGGTTTAATAATTAACTTAGCAATAAAGGCTAGTGCGGTAGTCAGCTCTTCGTCTTCCATGTAGTCAGCAATTTCTGCCAAACCATTTATCTGTTCAATTGTTGTTTTGTGTTCTATTGTTTCCAATTTAATTCCTTAGTTGTTGTACTTCTATTATACACTATCGGATAGGATTTGTTCAAGTAGGGAAAGTTCTATGACTGCAAGCCTTGTCTTGATGCCTGAGTCGCCAAGCACTACAACAATAGCAGGGTCATTTCCATTACGAATAGCATCTGTAGTCGCCTTAGCCCAGACTTCTTTGTTAAGGGTAAAAGATTTGCCAACTTCTTTAAAGTCAACTGTAAAGTTTTCCCAAGAGGCATCTCCTTTATGAGTTCCACGACCAGAGTTTTTGTGTTGTTTAGCACCAATACGTTTACTCTCACTCTTTTCGCTCATAATCTACCTTTCTTTTTTTGGTCTTTAGGTCAACACTACTAAGATGTTTTTCTGGACACATCCAAGTTAGCTGTTTTAATTCTGGATATGACCTTAATGTTTTTACTTCTGCTCTACAAACATGACAAACAAATGTGCCAGGGTAGATGTTATACTTCGCCATTGACCTGTGCCCTAATTGAATCTTGTAGGTCTAGGTCTTCACGAACACGATTAACAAATGCTTCTCTACCCTGAAGTTTTGAGCCATCTGGTAGTATGTACCAAGCCCCTGTTCGGCTTACGATACCCATTATCTCTGCAGTATCCACGAGGTCACCAACGCTATCAATGCCAACGTCCCCACGGAAATAAAAATCGTACTCCCCAGACTGGAAGGCTGGCGATGTCTTGGAAAATTGGACTTCCCAACGAACTTTTCGTCCAACTTTTTCCTCAATGAGTTTATCTCCAACAGCAATCTTTCCTTTAATAGCCTGATTGTCTGATTCGGAACTGAATAACTTGATAACAGTCGATGAATAAAACTTAGTAGCTTGACCACCGCTAGGCTGCTGAGAAGTATACATAGCACTAATATTATTCCTAGACTGAGAAATAAGAACAAGCATAGTAGGCTTAACTTTGTTGTTAGCATAGTTAAGCATCTTCCAAGCATTGCTAAAGTCTCTTGACTCAGCACCGATTTGCTTAGTGTTTTCCAATTCCTTAAGTTCATCTGTTCCCTTTTCAAAATAAATTGCTGGTAGAAGTGATGTAATGGAGTCAATAACAATTATATCAACACCTGCGTTCATAAGAGCAGTACCAACGTCTACCATTTCGTTAATAGTGCGAGTCTGAGAAACAATAAGATTGTCTGTGTCTACCCCAAGTCTTTTAGCCCAGTCTTCAGAATAAGACATCTCTGCATCAATCCAGGCACATAGCTTACCCTCTTCTTGTGCTAGAGCAATCATTTGAAGACACAACGAAGACTTGGCAGAAGACTTACTTCCCCAAACCAATACTTGACGACCATACGGAAGTCCACCGTTAAGAGCACGATTAAGACCATGACTAGGAGTTTTTTGAAAGGTTGTAGTAAAGCCTACACCAGTTGTTAAGCGTTTTCTAATTTTTGGGTCTAGTGATGCTAAAGCTTCCTCAATAGTCGTCATTAAAACTTTACTCCGTGCTTCTGTGGTCGTGATTTATTAAATGCTGTCTTATTTTCAAATGCTTCGTCAAGAGATACGTTGGTATATTCATATTCGACCAGCCCAGCATACAGGTCAAATGTACGAATAAGGATATCCGCTACTTCGTCTGCAATTGCTTCTGGACCATGCGACTTACGAATAGCCTCCATAACCTCCACAGCCTCTGACACAATCATCATTAGTTGTTTAGTCATAAAGATGTCTACCTGCTCTTGTGGAGCATCTTTAATCACATCCCAAAAACCTTTTTCTACTGCAATCTCGTGCAAGCGTGTTGATACTTCATTAAACATTAAATACATCCTCCATAATAGTTGTTCCGTCTTTAGTTTTACCCAAAGAGAATTTATATGCGTTACCCTCATCAATCTTCATGTAAGCCTTTGAGAAAGCTGTGGGAAAGACTGTAACGCTGTGTAAGTCTCTAGCACCATCTGCTAAGACTAGGGAAGCCATCTTCTTACCTGTCTTGGTAACTCGTGGCTTAAATGATACAACAAATAGTTCATCTTCTTTGTATGGTAGCATACGGAAATTAAGAATCTTGATTAGTCCTGTTTGGCTTCCCTTAATTTCATCTGCAGGAATTGCCGTTACAATTCTGTTATCGCTTGCAAGAATGATGTAGGTACGACCTGCTTCAATAACTGACTGTTCCTCGTCAAAGATTCCAGTACTACCAGTCTTGTCTAGAATCTCTACACGACTCCAGCCCTTGCCACGTTTGATGCCCTTAATCATTCCCATAAGAATAAATGAACCTTTCTCCTCATACTCTTCTACGTCATTAATAAATGCGTGATAGTGTTGTGGAATAGATACATTAAACTCTGGTAGGTTCAAGTATTCGTAAAGATTTTCTTTAACTTCATCATCGTTGCGAGGATTATCATCAAAAGTTGCAGCACCAACAAGGCGAAGAGCCTGAAGGGCACGACTATTAACGCCATTCCCCTTGCCAAAAGTAAACTCCTCAAGTTGTTTGTAGGAGCTAAAAGGGCGAGCATCAATATACTTAGAAGCAATGTTGTCAGAAATGTATTTGATTGCTGAAAGTCCAAAGCGGATTCCTTTTCCTTCGATTGTAAAGTCCATACCCGAATCGTTAATGTGTGGTAGACGAACAGGGATTCCCATACGCTTTGCTTCGATTAGATACTCTGTACGAGCATCCTTATCACTTTCATTCTTAAGAAGTGAATACATGAATTCAATTGGATAGCTATTCTTAAGCCAGGCTGTCCAGTATGATAGTGTTGAGTATGCCACGGCGTGTGACTTATTAAATGAGTACCCTGCGTGAGCCTCAAAGTCGTGCCACAACTCTTCTGCAACATTTGGTGATAGGTAGCGAGAGGCACCTGCAACAAATTGGTCTTGGAACTGTTTAAATTCATTAGCATCTTTTTTCTTACCAATAATCTTACGAACCTTGTCAGCCTCAGCCATTGTCATACCACCAAGTTCTGTACAGGCAAGCATAACTTGTTCCTGATACAAGATACATCCATAAGTCTCTTCGGTGAATGCTTTTAGAATTTGGTGTTTATAATCTAGATTTTGCTTACCGTGCTTACGAGCAATGTAATCTTTACCAATGGTGTTCATAGCACCTGGGCGAACTAGAGCGTTAGATGCAGCAAGTTCTGAAAAGTTCTTTACACCCATCTTGACTATTAGGTTTGTGTATGGAGTAGCTTCACATTGGAACACACCCTTTGTGAATCCGTCAGATAACATAGCATAAACTTTTTTATCTTCCATATCAATTTTATGTAGGTCAATCTTATCGCCAGTTCGTTCTTCAATAATTTTTATAGTATCTTGGATAACAGATAGAGTCTTTAGACCAAGTGCGTCAATCTTAATAAGACCAATACGTTCTGCTTCTTCCATGTCTACCGCCACAACAGGAATACGTTCCTTATTGCCAGGACTAGTGCGTGTCTCTAGTGGGGCAAATTTGAAGATAGGCTCCTTGGACGTTACAACACCTGCAGCATGGATACCAGTACCACGAATACGACCACGTAATTGCTCGCCATACTCTTCAATCTCTGGATACTTCTCTCTGAATTCTGCAGTTGATTTAGAGGTTAGGTATTCATCCCAGTCATCAACAAGCTTAAGTACTTTGTTTACGTCAGGTAGTGGGATATTTAGAACACGAGCAACGTCACGAACAATACCCTTACCCTTGAACTGAAGAAATGTTGCAATAGATGCAACGTGACGATACTGACGAACTAGATAATCCTTTACTTCCTCACGTCTTGAATCTTGAATATCTGTGTCAATGTCTGGAAAGTCGTTACGTTCTGGGTTAATGAATCGGAAGAACAAAAGACCATGCTGAATAGGGTCTACGTCTGTGATTCCTAGAGCATAGCAAAGAAGAGAGCCAGCTGCCGAACCACGTCCTGGTCCAACCATGATGTCTTCTTTCTTAGCCCAGTTAATCATATTACGAACAACTAGGAAGTAAGGACCGAACTTCTTGTCTTTAATAATCTGAAGTTCTTCATCTAGACGGTCTAGATATTCCTGTTTATCTGCTACGTTACGAATCTTTAATCCTTCAATAGCTAGGTCATATAGCTCTTGGTCTGGATTAACATATTGTGCTGGAAGCAAGTCTAGGTGGTCTTGGATATCGTAGTCTTCAATCTGGTCTGCAATGTCCTTGCTGTTTTGATACATATCTTCACGGTCAATACCCTGGGCAAGCATAGCATTACGCATTTCTTCATCGGATAGGAGGTGAATCTCAAAATTCTTGAATGACATCTGACGGTCTGCACCATATAGGTAATCTAATTTATCCATAAGGCTGTCATACTTTTGTGTACCTGCAAAGTTAACTTCTTTCTCAGTTTTATTAGAGTAAGAGTTTAGGATAAGTTTAAGTTCTTGAATATCACGTTGTGACTTGTCTGCGTGGTGGCAGTCTGGAGTAACAACAGGCTTAATACCAAACTCGTCGGCAAGGTCAAGAAGCATCTTGTTCACCTCTGCTGGATTATGTGGCATAACCTCAATGTAATAGTTATCGCCAAACTCTTCTTTAGCCCACTTAATATGTTCTTTAGCAACAGCAAGGTTATCTGCTTCAATAGCCTTGCAAAGAAAACCTGAAAGACATCCAGAAGTAATGACTAGACCTTCTTTGTACTTAGCTAGAATCTCCCAATCCATGCGTGGCTTCTTAAAGAATCCTTCTGTCCAAGCCAGTTCATTTAGTTTGTTAAGGTTTTCAAGACCCTGTGCATTCTTTGCAAGGATGATAAGGTGATTATAGTTTAGATTGATAAGGTCTGTCTTATCTTTTTCTTCGTGGTCAAAGCGGTCTTTACAGATGTACCCCTCAACACCAAGAATTGGCTTGATACCTGCAGTCTTTGCAGCACGATACATTTCACGGTGTCCAGATAGTGAGCCGTGGTCTGTGATTGAGATAGATGTCATGCCAATAGAAACGGCACGGTCAACGTACTCCTGTGGTGTGGCAATGCCATCAAATAGGCTGTAGTGGGTGTGAACGTGAAGTGGAGCGTAGCTCATTATTTCCTTCGTTAGAATTAAAAGTTTGTGTGGGGCAGTT